AGTTTCATAACATAAACTGCACTTTCAATCCTGTTTTTGATTTCATCGAGTGTTAACTTAGACATTTTGCACCGCCTTTACCTTGCCGAGCACATCTGAACAGATGTCTGCCATTGTTTCCATCTCTGAAAATTCAATGCCATTTTCTTTGCAATACCATTTTCTGACAGCTTTTCGCCAATCAACAGCAATATATCGCTTGCCATTCATCCAACCACGCTCTTCATTCCAACGCACAAAAGCCATCGGATCTATCGTGTAACCACTTTCACGGCAATACTCAGCGACATCATCTACTGTCGGAGCCCCGACAAAACCTGACTTATCCACATTTTCCGGCTCTTTATTTATATCTCCAGATTCATATACATTATCAGATTCATTATCATTCTCCGACTCACTCGGTGGGAGAGTAGTGTCTTTTGCTGATGGTTTGCTTAATTTTTGCTTGGACTTTGCTTTTATTTTGCTTCCGCCTTTAGAACCATTTGCTTGTCGTTTTTCGCAGATTTCCTTATACTTAGCATTGTTCTTCTCAACAACGTCCTGAATTGCTGTGAAACGTTTTTTTACAGGCTCTGATAATTTAAAAGACACTTCACCGTAAAAATTTATTTCGCACAGCGCAATTATTAAATCAGCAATCTGTGATTTCTTAAAATTATGCACAGCAGCAAGAAAATCCGCAGGGTATAACACAAACGAAGTCTTTTTATCCATTACGACCTCCTTTTTGTGATGCTGATTTAATACTTTTTATTCCTTGTATCCATTCTAGGGCAAGATTAGTACGCCGGATTTCTTCTCTAATCTGTTTTTCCAACCGATTTAATGCGGCCATTTCCATATCTAATAAATACATAACTGGAATTTTACGAATTTCTTCGGTTACATAAATTGTGCGATCATTGTTTTTCATGGGCATTCCTTTCAAAATTTGTTTCAGACAACAGGAACACCCACGAAAATCAAAAAACGGAGCCATCTATTTTAATTTTTTTCGAAGTTTTTCAAATAATCTCCTTATAACTCGTTTATGGATATGTAAATTTGCAGAAATTTGGTTAATTGAATACCCATCAGAAATCATTTGCAGGATTTTATTTTCCTTACCATCCGTCATTTTACTGATTTCTCCCAAAAGAACTTTTGTTTCAAAATCATAATCAGACGTATTTAAAAAAGAAAATTCCCCATTAACTTCATAATCAGTCAATGAGGAATATAAAAAGTCTCGCCGTCGGTATCGTTGCACCAATAAATTTGTTGCATATTGGCGAATAGAATGTACTACCAGTGCCTCATCAGGATCGGGGACTTGATAAAATCGTTTTAGATAAAACAACAAAAGATCTTGTGTTAAATCATCTTTATCATCTACTAAAAATAAAGATGTTGATAATAAACGGCGAATTTGGGATAAAATAGTTATTTGGACATACTTAGGTAGTCCTTCAAAAATATCTAAGTTCATTTAAACCTCTCTAAAATGTTTTAGAAAGGTCTATTTTCAGAAATAAGCAGAACAGCTACAATGCAGAAGAACACAATGTTTACTTGAAATTCCAAAAAATCTGACACAGATAAGAGTTTTCAAGTAAAATCAAATGTGTAAAAACTTGTGGACTATAAATTAAATCCATACTTTAAACGTTGCTGTGTCCAAAGTATTGGAATTTCCGATTCTAATATTTTTTTTAGGCTTAAGCTTTTAGGATATACGCCATCGACAATCGCAGTTATAATGTCAGGAGCTAAAAATGTCATACGCATAACTTTTCCAACATATTCACGACTCAAGCCTTCTTGTTTAGCCAATTCGTCAATAAAAATGTTGTCTTTTTTCATTTTTTCTTGCCACGTAAAAGCTTTAATTAAAGCTATATATAAGGGATTGTTTTCATCTGGTTTATATTTTTCTGGCGCAAAAATTTTAAGAGAACCACGTTTCCTACGTAAACAAACTCTATATAATATTTCATTCTTTTCGCCCTCAATATTATTAGGAAATAATTGTTCTTTTATATCTTCACTCATTAAGCTTATAGCTAAATCAGTATACATTATTTTTATACGATCAACATTAACTCTAATTTTTTTAATGAGTAATAGTAATAATTGGCGTTGTGTGGTTGATGATAAATGACTAATAAATGTTTCTTCGCTATTTAACTTATTAAGAATTTGTATATCTTTAACATTAGGGCGAACAATTTTTGCTTCATTAATTAGTCCCGCTATTATTTTGGGAGATTTAATAAGTACTTCCATCTGCTGTAGTATAAAATTATCCATTTCACCCGCAGGAATACTGCCAACATGACAATTTTTAAAACCTTCTTTAACAGCTCTTACAGATGTATAATATTCGTAAACTTTATTTTTTTTATTAGATTTGGTGGATACCATTGCAGATTGGCAGCAATCACAACAGATAAATCCTTTTAATAACGAGTGCTCTATAAATCTAGATGGAGCTAGCCTTCCGATACGATTTTTGCTTTTAATATTTTGTACTTCATCAAAAATTTCTTGTGAAATAATGGCTTCATGTTGGCCATCATAAATATTTTCTTTGTGAGGAATTTTACCGATATAAAGAACATTCTTTAACATTTTACTGATTCTCATATGGGTAAATTTGCTATTATTACCCTTGTTCATTGTTGTATACCCATTTTCATTAAGCCATTCAGCTACCGCAATTTCAGAACGTAAAACTAAATATTTTTCAAAAGCCAATCTAACTATTTGCGCTTCATCCTCATTTATAACCAGTTTTTTATTATAAGAATCGTATCCGAGTGGCAAAATACCTCCCATCCACATACCTTTTTTCTTAGATGCAGATACTTTATCTCGAATACGTTCAGTAATAACTTCTCGCTCAAATTGTGCAAAAGAAAGTAGAACATTTAAGGTTAAACGCCCCATAGAATCATAAGTATTAAAATTTTGAGTAACAGAAACAAATGAACAGTTATTTGCATCAAAAACTTCAACAAGCTTAGAAAAATCAACCAATGAACGAGTAAGACGGTCAATTTTATACACAACAATCATATCTATTAAGCCTGCTTCAACATCATTCAAAAGCTGTTGTAATGCCGGACGTTTTAAACTGCCGCCAGAAAAACCACCATCATCATAGTGTGTCGGAATGATTTCCCAGCCTTGATAAGCTTGACTTCTAATATAATTTTCTCCAGCCTCTCTTTGAGCTTCTAAAGTATTAAATTCTTTATCCAAGCCATCATCTGTGGATTTTCTGGTATAAATAGCACAACGGATCGTTTTCATTTGTTTGCTCCCAATCCAAAGAAAAAATGTCCAGATATTCGTTTGCCGGTAATCTTTTGAGCCACCGCAGATAGACTTTTATAATAAGCGCCTTCAAATTGAAAACCCGCTGTTGAAATAACAACATTATATTCTTTGCCTCGGTACGTTTTAACCAAACGAGTTCCGATTTTAGGTAACTTTCCATTGTCTTGAGCTTCAGTATGTTTAAGTAACGTTTTGCTTAGTAATATGTTTTTGATATTTTCTGGAACACCACCATATATCAATTCTTGCATCCGATATGCTAATCTAGGAATATAAAATCGTTTAGTCTTCCATATTGGTTCACTATCAAAATACTGTCTCCACATTTCTTGCAGCTCAACAACACTCATATCATTAAGCTGTAAAATGTCATTTTCTACCATTTTCAACTCCTTTCTTTACAATATGAATGCTCTTTATTTCGTTATTATCCAGTTCTTTCTGCGATAATTCGGGATTATCTTGCCCTTCAATCCATATAAGTAAATCAGGTAGTAAGAGTTTTATAATTTTTTGTGTGTCTGTCATTGTTAACCTCCAACAGGAACACCCGCAAAAAAATAAAATCGGAGCCGTTTATTTCAAAAAAATAAAAATATTTATGTAAAATATAATTGCCTCAGCAAATAATAAGCAAAAAAGGAAAGTTGAACTAAAATAAGAAACGAATGCTTATGCAATGCTGAGTATTCTTGATGGTCGCTTTTTTGCTACTTACGACCTTCAAAAATGTATATATTTAGGGTATATTTTTAAGTTTTTTGAGAAAAATAGTATGTTTTTGAAGAAGGGGTACGCCCATCAAAATAAAAAATAGATACCGCTGATTTTGGGGCTTTGAGATGTGTTATATATACAAAAAAAGAGGAAATATAAATTTCCTCTTTTGCTAAATGGTTGCGGGGGCAGGATTTGAACCTACGACCTTCAGGTTATGAGCCTGACGAGGTAAGAGGAAAAATACAGTAAATTCATAACCTTAAAAAGATGACTAAAAATGCAAGTAACAAATAAGTAACAACGGATCGTTTTAGCCAAAAAACGGAACAGTTTTAATCGAACTTTTTATAGAACTATTCCAAACGGAAAAAGTCACTACATTTTTTTCTAAAAAAATCCATTTTGGATCCAGTAACATCCTCCAAAAATCATACCTCCGACGATTTTCTCGGCTAATTGTGTGGCTACACCGACAAAAGGAACTCGTCCGTCAAAAATCCAAGGCTCCCTCTCTTGAAGTGTCCAACATAAAGCATATATAGGACTTACGAGTGCGCCCAGAACAACATACTCCCACCCGAGTAATAACATAAAGAGCATTGGGAAAGTGTATCTGAAGCCCATGTAAATAAAGTCATAGAAAAATCCGTATTTTCGTTCCGGCATTTTGAATACCTTATCAAAGATCCAATCAACCGGATAATGATACCAACGCTCATTATATCTTTTGATGGTTCCTTCTTCAGGCGGAAAAACGCCACGGCCAATGTCAAAGCAGGCACCATGACCACGGCTCCAAAATTGAAACTGCAACCAACAGCTTACAACAATAGCGCCGATCCAGTTTGGCCAACTGGTATAATCATAAAGATATATACTCATGAAAGCCAAAAGCATACATGTTGTTTGAACGCCTCGGTTGCGTAAGATTTTATAATCCTCAAGACAGCCACCATACCAACGACGCAGGAAAGCTCCTAGAAAAAAATAAAAAATAGTCATTTAGTTCTTCTCCCTAATTTTATTGCGTAGACCGGCGCGTCGATCGCCAAGTCTGTTTGTTTACCGTTAATGATGTCGACGTCATCAATTTTGAATATCATTTGCTCCCCGGAATAACCACGTGCAAAGCGAACAGCATCGTATTTTTTCATAAAACGCTTTTGCCAATAAGGCTTCACTTCGCGGTATTCGGTGGTTTTTTCTCCGGATTTTATTTTATCAAACCACTTCGTCTTTAGTGGTAGAAACAGCTCGTTTGTCATTTTTGCTCCTTTTAGATAACCGTGATGTTTTAATTAGAAGGTCGGCCAAGAGTATCGAGGACTTGTTACACTCTCCGTTGCCAACAAGAAGGCGTCGTTTATTAAGCACGCACATTTGAGATGCAGACACACAGACAAGGTTATCAATGGAAAAATTTTGTTTGTTTTGATCTAAAAACAATAATCTGTGCCCTTTAGGAACAGGACCATTGACACTCTCCCACACAATAACGTGTTTTGGACGCCAACTACTGGGCTCTCCGACTTTAACCAGAGTATAACCGTCCTTATCAATCCTTTCAGATCCGACTGGTTTATGATTTACCGGAACGTGCCCCTTTTTGAACATTGTTGCTGAAGCGCGAGCATAAACCTCGGCACTCATTTTTTTGCCTTTATTGGCCGGAACGTGCCCCTTTGAAAAACGGCAAACAACACCGTTGCACAAATTATGGTTTGTCAAATAGGATTTTATTTGGCTACGTGACAAATCGGTCCCAAACTCGGCATTAAACATCTGAGCTAAGTCGCCCGATTTTATGCCGAGATAGTTCCGTTCGATAAACTCGCGCTCTTCCGGGGTGTAATTATGCGCCACGATTATCTCCAATCATAAGAGGATTTTTGAAGTCAGCATCCAAAACATTGGCCGCCGCCATTGCGGATTTTAACACAAGCGCATTTGTGGCGATAATATTTGCGGCAACACAACCTATTGCTTTAGCACGGTCAATTTCGCGATCCAATTCTTCAGGACTTAAATCCTCATCATTAAGACGCTCCAGAGCACAAAATAAGTGATTATTGAGATCAGAAAGTTTATTTTTTGTCATAACTCCTCCTTAAAATGGAATGCTGTCGTCAATTTCTTCAGTAGATGCTGAAGAACCGGTAGTAGAAGATTGTTCAGCAGGCGTCTGTCCACCGGTAGATTGTCCACCGGTTTTTTCTTTGTAAGCCAAGCCAAGATACTTAACGCCGTTTTTAGATTCCTGGATCCATGCCGAAACAAAAAATTCTTTGCCTAAAATTGATGCGGTGCCGGTGTAGTCCGGTCTTTTTTCAATTCCCTGTTTATCGTTTTTGAATAAAGCGCCGCGACCGACTGGTTGATTGTTTTGAGCCATAAATACCTCCTATGCTGTTATATCCGGAATATCATCCGGGGTTGTTTTTTCTAAAACCACAGTCAAGACCACTTGACCTTGGATGTTTTGTGCCAATTCAGAGGACTTGAATACATAACCATCCTCATCATGCATTTTGCGGACAGTGTCGAATAAGACACAAACCGCGTTTAAGTTCTCTTTTTTATCAGGGAACTGAATAACATTTGCGTTCATAATTTATCCTTTCGATTAAAAATGCGACTAACAATAGCTAATGCCTTCATCATGGAAGAAGAACCCGCTTCAAACAATTTGTTGATTTGCACTTGATGAGCAATAAGAGATTTCAAAGCCATTAACTGATCATTTGAAATCAAATGCATACCGCGAGCCTCAAACCTAAAAGCAGGATCCTGCATGCGTTTTGCAATACCGGCGATAAGCCCCCAATCAGGATCTTCACGATCATGTAAAGGAGCTTGCTTTACAACCCGCATTCCAACCGTGTATTCATCCGCCATAATATCAAGGTCAAATTCTACCAATCCCGCCCATTCCGGTAACTCATCAGGACAAATAACACCACGAGGAGCGGCATAGTAAAAGAAATTAGAGAACTGCCGAGCCTTTTTGTGCTTTTCAGCTTCGGCCACATCTCGACGAAAATCCCATCTATCAACCTTAACTTCGTAAGTTACGGAAAAATAAGGCGGTCGAGGTTGAATAAAGAAAGCATCGGCCCTCCTAGAACCGGCAACCCCGGCACACCAACGAAATTCAGGAAAACTAATGTCCTTTTGGTGCTCCGGAGCCATACGCAGGCGTCGCAAAATTTCAGCAGTTGCTTCTTTATCATTCATAGTGACGGATCCTAAAGGTGTTGCACAAAGGGCAATAGTCAACATATGCGTTGCCATTTACACGGTGAACGCCGGTCCTAGTGTTTATTTCACCACCAAGGCGAAGAACGTTAATCCAACAATGGGCGCAAAAAAGCTTACGAAAAAACTTCAACATTTGAAAAACACTCCTTTTTTAATTGTTTGGCCAATCGATAAGCACGACAAGCTTCTTCATAGCTTTCGATATCGTGAGTTCGATATGACCGTTTATGATTGTACATTAGATCCGCCATTCGATAGAGCATTTCAGCCTTTGACATTTTCTTCTGCATCCAAATCAAATCCAAAATGCTATCAATGTAATTGTATGCCTTACGCAAACGAAAATCGGGAATAACCAAATAAGGCTCGTTTTTATCTGCGGCATATTCGCCATAATTACCGCAATTAGAGCAACGTGCATAAAGAGCAGAAGCAAAAGCAAAATGCGGACCGTAGATGTTAGCTCCGGACACAATCTCCGGATCAACATCTTTTTGACAGTTAACGCAAAACATCAGCAACCTCTTTTTTGAGCTCCTCGCCTTCAGCAACAAGCTCTTTGATCATGGCGTCAAGGGTGTCATCGTTGCGAGATGGCAAAGCGGCATATTTAGCAGTTTGAACAGCCTTATTTATAAATTCCTCAATTTTTGTTTGCATGAGATCCTCCTTTAGTTATGGGTTAGCAATTTTTGCTCTATAGAAACTATCTCGCTTAAAGGATAACGCGGAGATGTGTGTTCGTCCGGATTAGCGTAGAAAAAGCGTGGTCCAGTTCCTCGTGCGCGCCAGGCGGCGAGCGTTTTCACGCTCACCTTCAGCCTTTTAGATGCTTCTGCAGGAGAAAGATTGATTTGCTCTTGTTTATCAGTATTATCCATTGTAAATCTCCTCACAAATTCCATTTTCAACCCAGTATTTTGTACCAACTCCCAGTTTTTTAAGGTTTGGAGTTGCCTCTGGTTTAGTTACAGTCATGCCGACAAAAGAAACAAAAGACATTTTGGCTAAAAGCTTCAATAATCCGGTTCTTCCTTGGTTGTCGAGAATATCGGCGGCATCAACCACCACAGCATCTGAAGCGTCGGCTTCAGCAATAGCTACCTGGAGAGTTACTACAGTGCGATATTTTTCACTTTCAGAACAAAGAACATACGGACGACCGCCATAATTAACAGACATATCACCATCGATAACAACATCCTTCCAACCGGCAATACGACAAAGGCTTTCAAGGCGGCCGTTAAAATCAGCCAATCCTTTTTCTAAAGACTGACGACGAATGCCTTCTGGCTCAAGAACATTGATTATGTGCTGATTTTCAACGATACTGTTATGAACGCGTAAAGCTTCATTATATTTATTAAAGGCCAAAAGACGAGCTTCAGCTTTGCGAACGGCATTACGCGCATCATCAACTTCTTGTCCGGAGATGTTTTTATCCTTTTTTGCGCGATATTCTTTGCCTGCGGCCACAGCTTCCGATGATTCACGCTGAAGCAAAACGAGCTCTTTTTGAGCACTGGCCAACTCGCGACGAGCTTTGCTGACGGCATTATCGGCATCAAGAATTTTTTGTTCCAATTCGGCACGTTCATCGTCGGAAATGGTCTGTTTTATTTCTTCTAATTTACCGAATTGATAAACCAAAGGCTTGCCACAATGAGGACACTTCAAATCATAATTAGGCATATCGGGCAAAGCCTTGCGGGCGTTCTCTGCGTTTTTAACAGCGATTTCTTTTGAAGAAATTTCGTTCTTTTTAGAAATAACAGCCGATTCAAGTTCGCCGATTTTATCAGCAAGCTGTTGCAATCTTGCCAGTTCATCATCCGATAGAGCCTGATTGGCAATTTTATCATCAAGATCTGCGCGAGCAATTGTAACTTCTGTTTCTAAACTTTCGGCCGAAACGCCTTCGAGGTCGTTATCCCAACCAACAGGAAACCAACTGGCCGCTTTTTTCTCGCCATAAGTTTCTCCGGCAATAATGCCCCATTGAGATTTTAAGCTCCGACCTTTATCTTTAGCTCGTTCCAATGACGCATCCCAACCATCAACCTCAACAGCATGCCAAACAACCTGGCAGATCTTCTCGTTTAATCCGGCTTCGACCAAAGCTGAACGCAAATCATCTTCAACCGGTTCGCACTGCAAGATAGAGCGCAATAACTCAACTTTTTCTTTGTCTGTCATTAAGGGAAACTTGATAGCGCCAACAGCAATATCTGTCGCTTCAGGAGCATCAGGACCTTCAGAACGCCTTTCGCATTTAGGCCAAGAAACCGAAATTTTTGATGTTTCATTTTCCAAAACAATAGAAGCCGATCCGGATCCTGTCTTAACAAGCATTCCCGCTTTAGTCTTTTGCATACCCAGAGGAACACCCCCGCGTAATGCGGCCGAAATGGGAAGTAATGACGAAGTCTTACCTTGGCCGTTGTGCCCGAGCAACAAAGCAATTTTGTTGGCTTCAATTTCAGCCTGGGCAC